TAGATGCAACATATTTTTTTTTCGTTTCACTTACTGATCGTTTTGTTGATTTCTTTCCCGATTGTTGTATTTTATCGACACTTTGTTGTGGTTGATTTCCACCAGTGTTTTGCATATAATTATTTGCGCTAAAATTCAAAAAGGGACTTATTATCTTATTACTATTTTTGTCTAATGGCATGTATTTTAAGTATTCATTTGACGTTTTTATAATTTCTCCTGCTCGCAATGGGTCTCGTTTTATTAGTACATATAACATAAAAGCACCAAAAGCAACACCACCCATTTGCAAATATTTTTTAGAGTCCAATACTGTTTTTAAATACTTACCGTCTGTATAAATATTTCCAATAATAATACCTGTTATTAATAAAAATACTAATTCTATTCTCATTTATATTATAATTGTATTATAATTTTATCATATAAATTGTTAGTATACCAACAAATATGTAGAACAAATAAACATAATGTTTTTTTAAATGTATCATATATGTTTTCAATGTCGTTTTATTTTTATAATTTTCTTTATATAATTCGTATGCTTCGCGTCGCGATATTTGTGGTTTACCTATGTTTTTGTTTATATAATTATGAATAAAATGCATCCATTTTTGAAAATCTTTATTATTTCCCAAATAAGGTGTAACCGGATATTTATCTAATAATGCACTAAATTTTTTTCCTATTTCAACATCTGGTATAAATAATGGCATATTCATAATTAAATCATAATATTTTCTTTTTACAACTTCATTTGGTGTTACTGGATAATTATAAGCAATAGTATGAAGAAAAAACCAAAAATGAGGTCCCCAAATTTCCGATTCGTATTTCATTATATAAATTAAAAGACATTATAATAGTAAAATATAAAGATTATGTTACTATTTTTTATATCTTATGAGTGATAATTATTGTAATAACTGTGGAAAACAGGGACATTTATATCATCAATGTAAATTGCCAATTACAAGTAACGGTATTATTGCATTTCGAATTAATAACAATAATATAGAATATTTAATGATTTGTAGAAAAGACAGTTTGGGTTATATTGATTTACTAAGAGGTAAATATAATTTATATGATAAAAATTACTTACTTGAAATGATTAATCAAATGACCATCCAAGAAAAAGTTAAAATTTTAAAAAATGATTTTGACTTTCTATGGAATGACCTTTGGGGATTAAATAATGCTTCAAAATATAAAAATGAAGAAAACATTGCCCGAGATAAATATTTTAAATTAAAACAGGGGTATCAGCTAAACGGTGAAAATGTTTCATTTAAATCGCTAATTAAAGATTCTAATACTAAATGGAAATATCCGGAATGGGGATTTCCAAAAGGACGCCGAAATTTTCAAGAAAAAGATTTTCAATGTGCCATTAGAGAATTTTGTGAAGAAACCGGATATAAAAGTAATATATTACACAATATCGATAACATTATGCCATTAGAAGAAATATTTACAGGTTCGAATTATAAATCATACAAACACAAATACTTTGTCTCATTTATCAAATATGAGGATAGCTTAAATACATACAAAATACAAGACACTGAAGTAAGCGAATTAAAATGGTTAACCTATGAAAATGCTTTAAAAAATATACGATGTTACAATTTAGAGAAAAAAAATGTGCTAGAAAACTTACACAATATTCTCACAAGTTATCGTATGTTTTTACTATAAAATATTTTTGTATTATATATGAATAATAATACAAAAGAAAAACGTTGCCCCAAAGGTTCACATAGAGACCCTATAACAAAAGAATGTGTAGAAATTGCTAAGAAAGATAAAGAAATTGAATCTAAATATCACATCGAAAAAGCAATGGGACATGGAGCTCGTAATCAAGTAGAATTTGTAATATCAAACGATTTTTTATATAATGTTAAAAATATTTATGCGCGAAAAGATTATAATGCAATTAAAGTGGAACATTTAAAAAAACTCCACGATAAATTAAAATATCAAGACGAAACCAGAAAAGGACGAAAATTTATTAAAACGTGTCCTAATAAATCTGATTTAATTGATGCTATTTTAGAAATGCAAAATGAAATTAGAAAAAAAAACGGATTGGATGAAAATGCGACAGAAGTTGTGGAAACTGTACCAGAAATACCCACTCCAATGGAAGAAAAAATCAAACCAATAGATGAATCCGTTTTCGAAAACAGTATTAAAATACCTTCTTTCATAATAGATAAAGATGATACATCTAATAGAGAACTCGATTTAGGTGAAATTCCAAAAAACAAAGAAGATGCTGAATACAATGATTACTTAAAAAAGAAAGAACTTATGGAATATAATGAAAATAAAACAAAAATTCATTTTGAAAATTTATATCCTACTCTTGATGACCCGAATTTTAGTTCAAAAATATCTCTATTTAAAGAATTTGATCAAACAAAATATGATGGCCAAATTAGAAACATTGAAGAATACGCAAATAAATTGTGTAATGCAGAAGTTGAATTATCACCTCACCAAATGTTTGTTAAAAACTTTATGTCAAACAAAACCCCATATAATGGATTGTTGTTATATCATGGTGTAGGTACCGGTAAAACATGCAGTGCTATTGGTATATCAGAAGAACATCGTAAAATAACTGCACAACACGGTAATAAAAAACGTACTATTATAGTGGCTTCTCCAAATGTTCAAGATAATTTCAGAAATCAACTTTTCGATGAAAATAAACTAGTCGAAAAAAACAATATATGGTCGGTTGAGCTCTCTTGTGTTGGTAATGATTTTTTAAAGGAGATAAATCCAAGTAATACATTAGGGTTGCAAAGAGAATTTATTGTACGCCAAATTAAAAGTATAATAAACAACAATTATGTATTTATGGGTTATACCGAATTTTCACGTTATATTCAGAAAAAAGTTAAAATAGATGATAGCGTTGACGTGAAAACAAAAAAAAATTTATATCAAGACAAATTACAAAAATTATTTAATGATCGATTAGTCATTATTGACGAAGTACATAATATTCGTATTTCAGACGATAACAAACAAAAACAATTGGGTCGTCAGATGATTGATGTTGCAAAGTATAGTAATAATATGAAATTATTGTTACTGTCTGCAACACCCATGTACAATTCATACCGAGAAATTATATGGATTATTAATTTATTAAATTCTAACGACAATCGCGGTACTTTAAAAACAGACGAGATATTTAAAAAAGACGGGACATTTACGGATAATGGCGAAGAATTGTTGCAACGAAAATTAGTTGGTTATGTTTCATATATACGCGGTGAAAATCCATATAGTTTTCCTTTTCGAATTTATCCCGAACATTTTGAACCAAATAATAAACCCAAAAATTATCCAACAATTCAATTCAATAAAAAAGAAATAAGTAAACCGATTCAACATATTCCATTATATTATTCGAATATGGGAGAATTTCAAGCAGCATCATATAAAAAAGTTATTACTAATTTATCAGAATCTGAAAAGATATCATTTGAAAATATGGAAGCATTTGGTTACACTTTATTGCAAAAACCCATTGAAGCAACCACTATAACTTATCCATCCGTTGATAGCGAAAAGGAGTTTTTCACGGGTAAAACTGGACTTCAACACGTTATGAAATTTAAAACGCAAACAAATCCAAAACCAATGAAATATGATTATAGTTACAAACCGGAAGTACTCAAAGAACACGGTAACATTTTTTCATTGGAAAAACTTAAATTATATAGCGGTAAGTTGCACAAAATAGGGAATATTATTAAAAAATCTAAAGGTGTCATATTAATATACAGTCAATATATTGAAGGTGGCGTTATACCCGTCGCATTGATGTTAGAAGAAATGGGATTCCGGCGTCATACATCAAATCCACAAGGTAAATCATTATTTAAAGACGCACCTGCGGAAGGTATTGATTACAGAAATTATAAACCCAAAAGCACTTTTAAAAATGAAAAGGAATTTAAACAAGCAAATTATTGTATGATTACCGGCGATGTCAATTTTTCTTATGATAACAACATTGAAATCAAGAAAATAACAAGTAAAGAAAATAAAGATGGAGAACTTATAAAAGTCGTTATTATTTCCAAGGCAGCATCAGAAGGTATCGATTTTAAATTCATACGTCAAGTACATATTATTGAACCCTGGTATAATATGAATCGTATTGAACAAATTATTGGTCGCGCTGTTCGCCAAGGAGGTCATTGTTTTTTACCTTTTAAAGAACGTAATGTAGAAATTTATTTACACGTTGGAAAAGAAAAATCAATTAAACACGAAACACCCGATATGTATTTATATCGTCTTGCAGAAAACAAAGCAATACAAATTGGAAATATTACTCGTATGTTAAAAAATGCTAGTGTCGATTGTGTATTAAATATTGGACAAACAAATTTTACCATTGAAAAACTGCAAGAACAAGAAGAAAATAAAGAGATTAAAATTAAATTATCTTCTGGAAAACTTATTGATTATAAAGTGGGCGACAGACCATACAGCGGATTATGTGATTATAAAGACAATTGCTCATATAAATGTTTAAGTACAATCGATTTCAAAGACAAAGAAATCATAAATACAAATTATACAAATGAATATGCTGTTATGAATTATAATGTTATTGTAAAAAGAATAAAAAATGCTTTTATTTTACACAATATTTATAAAAAAGATGATCTAATAAATGAAATTAATTCCCAACGTGTATATCCAACAGACCAAATACTTTATGTTTTATCTCAAATGATTGATCACAAAAGTGAATTAATAAATGATAGTTTTGGCAGAACTGGAACAATTATAAATAAAGATAAGTATTATGCATTTCAACCTCTTGAAATAAATGATGAAAGTATATCAATACTAGAACGAACAAAACCTATTGATTATAAACACTCAAAAATCAATTTCAAAGACAAACTGATTGAAGAACCAAAAAAATTAGATGCATCAGACAAAACATATAAAAATATACTTGAAAACATTCAAAATATTGTGGGAAAAATAAATAATCCAAGCGATAAAAAGCCAAAGTCAAATGATAATTTTTATATACACGCAGGAAATAGCAAGATTCATCATATTTGTGTTAATATTTTAAAAATCCCGAAAAACAGTTATACAAAATTTATTATATTTCACTTTATTGATGAATGTAACGTTAATGATAAATTAATTATACTCAAAGAAATATATTTTACAAAACGTAAGTTGAATGATACTGAAAAAATATTTGTTGACTATTTTGACAATAAAATGATATATTTGAAAAAGAAAAAATGTGTGCTGTTATATCATCTCAA